GGAATCCAGAACGCAACTGAGACCACGACACCTGCCGTATCATCTGCCAAAATCGTAGCACAGCACAGCAGAGCCAGAAAGCTCATGCGTTCAGCTAGGATGGCGGTGGAGGATCTTGCCTCTGGGGAAGACCCAGACAATGTATCCGTTCAGCTTGAGGCTGATATACTTAATGCTAACAAGCAGGTAGCTACAGCGGCTAACCTTGAGGAGTCAGCCAATAATCTAAAGGAAAAATTCCAGCAGATGATTGATGGTAAATATGTTACCTCAAGTATGCCAACAGGTATTCCGCATCTTGATGAGAAGCTCGATGAGGGCGGTATCGGAAAGGGTGAGGTAATGGTTATCTCTGCCCCTACGTCCTGCGGTAAGACGCAGTTAGCTCTGAACATTGTTCTTCGTGCGGCTGTGGCTGATGGGAAGCCTGTGGGTATATTCTCGTTCGAGATGCCAGCAGAGCAACTTACCAAGCGCATGGTGCAGACCTCAGCGGCAGTTAATCTCAAGAAGTTTCGTGAGGGCTTCCAGAGGCAAGAGGACATTGATCGTGTGTTCGAGGCTACAGATAGGGTTGGTAAGGCTCCCATCTATACTGAGCATTTCGTCCGCAATGTAGATGAGCTTAGATCCAAGGCTCGTGCAATGAAGCGCAAGCATGGGATCGAGGTTCTGGTAATTGATTACCTTCAACTCATTCCGTTTGACCAAAGGATGAAGAAGCACGATGGCGTTGCATACGTGTCGCACTGCATTAAACAGCTAGCTATCGAGCTAGATATCCCAATCATCCTGCTAGCTCAAGTTAATCGTGAGGGAGCTAAGCGTGAGACTGGCTTAACCCTGTATGATCTCAAGGATTCTGGCGATATAGAAAATGACGCTGATATAATACTCCTAATGTGGGCGGCTTATGATGGCGACATTGATAAATCCAGAATGATTGACGCAAACGGCTTGTCCTACATTGACTTGCGGTACAAGATCGCTAAAAATAGAGAAGGCGAGAGAGATACGGCAGGTAACTTTAAATTCATTAACCACATAGGTAGATTACAATAAATATAAATATGAGCGAAGAAAATAACTTGTTCCGAAAAGAGGCAAATGATATCCTTAAGGATGGCTTAAAGGCTGCGACAGTAGCTTGCGAGGCACTTACAGAACAGAACAGGATACTGAATCAGGACGTAGCTAACCTGAAAGCTAAGGTCAGATTACTGGAGGAAAAAGTCCTTACTAACTTGGAGGAAAGAGAATGAGCAGGAACTACAGAAAGGAATACGACAACTATCACGCATCCGCAGAGCAACGCAAGAAGCGTTCTTCACGCAATAAGGCTCGCAGGAAGATGGTAAAAAGTGTCGGAAAACGCACTTTAAAGGGTAAAGACGTTGACCACAAGGACGGCAATCCCCTTAATAACAGTCGAAGCAATCTTAGGGTTCGCTCTAAGTCCAAAAATAGATCACGAAAATAATTTATGCTTGAAGGCAAAACATTCTGCACAAGAGATTTCCATTGTAGTGATGCTGTGGTGGCGGTTTTTGTTGTTGTTCCCCGCTTTGTTAGGTCTCTTGTGTCCTCTCTCTCTGGTGCGCTGGGGAGAGAGGTTAATCTTTTATTAAGCCCTCTGCGCCTCTGGCTTCCCTCGTGGTCGCTAATTCCCTCCCAAGTTCTGACGAGTGCGTTAGGGTCGGTGCGTAATTC